ACACCAGTCTTCCGTATTGTTGACAAGACGCTCAATGAAGTTGGCCGCAGCGTCGGCAAATAAGGCCGCTATGTCGGCCGACTGCTTAATCTCGCTGAACGGAATCCCGCTCTTTGTGCGTCTGTATTGGGCGAAATACACCAGGGAGCCGAGTTGATGCAGAACCGTCCGGGGTGACAAATCACAAAGAGGGATATTCACACCTTTCAGCCGAGGCCGAGAGGCAGGAACATCCCAATTATCCATACGTGTTATCTTACTGCGTCTGCTCATGGTCAATACTCTCAAATATGCGCCTTATGCCGTCGGCAACAGACGTATATTGCAAAGGTACTGTATAAACCGCTTCGTTGACCGATTGCTCTTTGCGGTCAAAATCACGCTCTTGCGCAATCAGTTCTATTTCAAGCGGTTTATATTGTTTCACCAATTCAGCGAGATGCAGTGTGGTGGTCTGCTCCGGATTGGCGGCGTTGATGAGCTGATGGCTGCTCCCGTACGCATAGACAAGGCTCTCGACAATGTCATCGATGTAGGTAAAGTGTCGCACGTTACGCCCCATGTTGTAGAGTTTAACCCGCTCGTCATTGAGCAGATGCCAAAGAAGAGTACCTTGACGCGGTCGGGGGCCGTACACGTTGTGAAACCTTACTCCCGTGGCTCTCGGATGATAGCAACGGGCATATTCCTCGTTGAAACGCTTGCTGATGCCGTAGATGGATGTTGTGTTGCCGTCGGCTGCCGTCGATGATGAGGCATAGACCAGCTTGACGCTATGCCGGGCGCAAGCGTCACACACGATTTTGAACACTTCAATGTTATCGTGGATAATGTCGGTCTTGTTCTCGTTAAAGACGGAAGTCTGGGCGGCGAGATGGTACACACAATCAATGCCGGAGAGGTCGGTTGAGGTGAAGAAGTCACCGGCCTCTATCCCGTTGAGGCGGTCAATGCTGCACACCTCAATACCTCGCTTTTTAAGCGCAACGGCGAGAGCCTTGCCAATAAAGCCATCGCCGCCGGTGATTACTACTTTCATGTCTTACTTTTCATTGAGTTTGTCTAACAGTTCCTCAGCCTCACGCCGGGCAAAGTCGGAGTCGTAAGGGTCATAGAATCTCTTTACTGTTACCCACACGTAAGGCCATGTGCGGACTTGAACGTAATAACCGGGGATGGTGCAGCCGTCCTCCAGCATCATTTTTACACGATACTTTTTCATCTGATTGGATATGGTTTAAGTGTTGTGAAATCGAGATACCAGAACCACGCTTGATGTACGATGGTTTTGCCGTAGATTTCGGCGGCGGCGTACTCAAGCAGACAGCCCTTGGAGTCGTGGAACCCGCTGCCGAATACCACAGCGTCAATATCATCGGCCAACAGAGCCTCAATATCTTTGCCCATGTAGTAGGCATAAGGTTTGCCGGACTCCGGGCAAACGTCAAAGGGCGTTATGCACTCGTGGCCATGTTCGGTCAGTTTCGCTTTGATATACTCGGCTTGACGCTTGGCATCGTGGAGCGGTCTCCCGCTGATTGGGATTGATATATACGCTTTCATTTGTGATGATATTAGTTGGCAAAAGAAAAGCCAGACTGACTTTGTAGGTCAATCGGGCCGTGGGTGTCGGGGTTAACCGACTTCCAAGATTAATTCTGCTGTCAAACAAGAACTAACTTAAGGATAAAAGTTGTGTACCTATAATAGCAAGAGCCGCCTTGATTCTCGCAATCTGAATGGGTCGAGGGTGTTTGACACCATTAGCATAGTGGGAGAGTTGCTTTTGATTGATACCAGAAATACGGCTGATTACTGACATGGTAGTGAATGTTTCCGCGTTTCGGATGAGAGCGGCGGCGTCAAGATTATACTCAATATCATAGTCACCGTTGACCAGATACTCGGGAAATGTGTCTCCATCTTCAACACACCCTTGGATGTGAAGGCGGGTAGATTCTTTAAAATCATCTTTGAGCTTCTGGAAAGATTTGGCCGTAACTAATACAACACCATCATGCCCATCATCCCAAGAACCACAGAAGTTATCTCCGGTCCAGCTTACATCAACGTGAATTTTATTTGCTTCCATATTGAGGCTTTTGAATTTTATTATTTAGTGATTGAATTGGGGAGAGAGGAGGATGGCTTATCGCCATCCTGCCTGTTTCCAAATGCTATTCAATAAGAATTGACTTAGCGTTTCACTTGGTTTTCCTCTCACCGTAACCTTGCCTTTCTTTGAAGGATGCTTAAATTGTCGGTGGTCTCCTTTGGTGGTCATTAGAACCCAACCGTCTTCTTCAAGCATTTTGATTACTTCCTTTACTTTGTACTTGTTCATGTTGTTCTTGTTTGACATTGCAAAGGTAGTAATTTTTCTACTTTCTACAAGGTTTTCAGACACTTTTTTTCAAAAAAATCACTATTCCTCCGGAATAAATTTCACGCTCTCGCTCCATCCGTCGGCCAGTCGGTCGGAACGTGGCCAGATTGCCGTGATGGAGTCCGGTGTTTCCTCAAACCTTACTCCCCACACGCTTTTGGCACGGTCTTTCATCGCTTTTACAAGGCTGTTGTATGTCCGGGGCGCATCATCCATCGGAACGCTGCACACTGCCACATCGACACTGCCTTGACGGTGGATTATCTTGGCCCTTCCTTTCATCTCTTGTCTTTGCTTATAAATTGGCCCGTGGCTGCATCTCTCGGCGTTGAGGGATAAAGACCACGGGCAAAGTTCTCTTTTCGCGTTGCTGAGGTTTTCTTGGCGCGGTAAGCGTAATCCTCGGCTCGGTACTGTTCGGAGTGTTCCAGACCTAACCGCCGGGCGGTACGCCTTACCCAATCGGGATTCTCGCCAATCAGCAGGGCAATAACATTATCTCCCATGTCGGCATAATTGAGTTTGAGGAACTGAATCTTTTTTGGGTCACTCAATATACTGTGCCGGCACGGGTGCGGGCGCAATGGCAGATTGAATTTCTCTCGGGCATACTTCCGTATTGTCTCAGGTTTTATCCCAAAGACTGCAGCCATTTCTACAAGACTCCTGCCGTCACGCCACATCCGGCAGAACCGTTCACAATCGCTCTCCTGGAGTATCTTCTTCACGGGGTTATAGTTAAAGGGGGGGGGCGATTACCTTATGTCGAGGCGCTTGCCGATAAACTTCAGTGAACTTTTTACTGTCATCTCCTTTTCCTCCTTATTTCACATGCCCTTTCTCCAGACACCACACAAGCAGCGAGTAGAGAGCGTCGATGAGTTCGGGGGATGAGAAGCATGAGGTTTGATAAGTCAATGTTCCGCCATCGCAGGTTGCATACGACACAACCCAATATCCCGCTGGATGATTATACACCTGCAATCTTGCGGATTCACCTTTTACATCAAGCGTCTTCGGCAGGATGTCAAGAATGTCGGTGAGGGTGAAGATTCTGCACTCCTCTACATAGAAGTGGCCGTTGACGCAGTATCTTACAAGTTGCGCTTCTTCTCCACACACATAAGCGTATCTGCCAGCGCCATTGAAATCTATGCAAATTTCACTCGCCCTTTCGGGGCTTACTCCAAGCTCTATGAGCTTTGCCGATTCCTCGGCGGTTAACAGGTTTCTCATATTTCAATTCCTTTATTTTCCATTTCGGTTATTATCCGTTTGGCTGCTTCAAGGTCTGACATTCTGTTGAGGGCTGCGTTCATATTGTCCTTAGTCTGCCACAGAGCGATAGATGCATTGTCGTTGCGATTTTTGAAAAAGTCTATCTGTGCGGTTTTATAAGCCGCCACAGCCGTCTCCACGGCTTTCAGTCCATCAAACAGCATAGACTCCAAACATTGATGTACGGTTGGTTTCATATCTTTATTTTTTCGTTTGATAGTTTCTTAACTCCCCATGCTTCAAGGACTCCATTGTGGCCTAAAAGACGCGAAAGAGGATAATGGTCGATTCCGTTATATTGGGGATTCGGGTCGAATACGATGTTACAGTTTGCATCAATCACAACCATGTGCAGTCCTTCATTCAGCTTCTGGGCATTGAAATGATGAGGAGAAAGGACACTGCCAAATAAAAAGCCGTCTATCGTATCTTCGGGCTTTATGGCTGAGAGCATGAATTCATCAGCTAATTGAGGATATGGGCGGAAGCAGTCCGTAGGATACCACAAGTCCATTTTCTTTTCATTAAAGAACCGTGTTCCCCACTGATAGCCATTGTCATTCAGTACGGATTCCATTCTCTGCCACCAATCCTCATATTCCACAAAGTTGCACACTGAATCATATTCTAATTCAAGAAGCGAGCATAGTGTTGCTTTCATGCAGTCGCCGTTTTCAGAGGAATTGATTCGTTGATATACTTGTTTCACTTCAATCTATCTTAAATGTCTAAAATAATGCGTTTTGCAATTTTAATTCCACCGAATTTGGGGGAATTAAAGTTTAGTATCATATCACTTCTCGTTTAGCAGTTCGGGGTTGTCCTTATGGCATGGGCAGTCGGGGTCGTGGAGGATGGATGGCGATGACACTCTGCCTCTATTATCATACTTGATATAATAATGGCCGTCAAAATAGATGCGGCTCATGCAAGGGTTGTTACGTGGCGCTTGAGGCATAGACTGTGAGAGTGCATTTGAGTCTGCACATCCGCTCAGGCACACGGCGCAGAGGACGGCTGCGAGGATGGTTGTAAGGTGTTTCATTTTATCAGTTCAAATTCGTAAACAAATACATAGGGGTTGCTCTCAAATGTTCCTTTGCCGGATATGCGGTCTATCAAGGCGGCGTAGGCTTCACGTGGAGTTTTGAATTTAGAATTGCATAGATTAGGATACCAATAGGAAACGCCTTGAAATCCTACATTTTCAGCCATCCAAATTCCCTCCTTGATACAATCCTCATCGGATATATCCTGCAACCGCTCCACACGCACGTTAGTGATGCGGATTTGGTGGGGCATGAGGTCGGCTCGGACAAATAACTTGTTAAACCACCCCATGTCAGCAGGAATGGATATAGGGTTGAGGATAAAGTCTCTATATCTTTGCGCCACGGCTACGACCTCGCCGACTTGATAGCGTGATTTTTTGACCGTTTCAGCCCAATTGCCAAGGGGTGTACAATCGGGGCATATCCGCCTCGTCATCGTCTTTCGACCGCTCAACACGGCTTCGGTGAGTCCGAATTTATCTGAGAACATTATCTTTTTCATTGCTTCTTCGGTTTAATGGTGATGGTGACTTCGAGAGGGTCGGAGTCCCATGTGAGGGAGGGAAATAAATTATTGGGGAATAGACCTGTTTCATCTAAATCCACTACATTGGCACCCTCTTTATGATACCATACTCGATTTCCTCTTCTACATTCTGAACTATCTGAGAATACAATATTTCCACTCACTGAACGAGTAAGCCATCCGTCAATGGTCACTTCCTCCGTTTCCTCCACGTTGAAGTCAAGGTCGGAGGCTTGGTAAAATCGGTTCATGTCGGGGTCGGAATACACAACGTCTGATGCGCCACTCCATTCTCTAACCTCAATCACCTTGCCGTCTGATTTTCGTATAGCTTTCATACTTCTGTTAATATCTCGGTTGTGAAATGTCAATATCGCATTCATGGCACAAGTCGCATACCTTTGACTTATCTCTAAGGCACATCCTCTTAGGTTTCTTTTCCCTCACCTTATTTCGACTATATGGATTTACAGGTGATAGGTTGAGAACCTCGTTTGCGAACTCAGCCAAAAATCTTTGCTTTAGTTCATTGGTCGGGAATTGCAGTGCCATGATTCTTACCATCGAAACCAATACTTTTGCGGTCTGTTGTACGGTTAGTTCCTTTTCAACAATCGCATTGAATTGTTCGATTGTAAAATCTGTCAGCTCTTCGGGTGTCATGCGTCACCTCCTTTCAGCGGCGGGATATACATCCATTTCAACACTCGGCAGTCATAATACCAATCATCCGGGAAATGCCATGCTCCTGCAAGGAAATAGGAGATTGCATGGCGCAGCTCCTTATCCTCACAATCGGTCTCAACAAGCACCTGTCTATCATCCTCCGGAAGCTCCACCTCCGGGTCTTTCCACTGCGAGGCGAGGGCTTCGGTGGCTCCGGCGAGGTAGGCTTGCTGAACATCTTTGGAGTCAAAATAAGGGGCAAGGTGGTCGAGGGGGTGAGCTGGTCTACTTATAGCGCGGATAAGTTCTTTCTCGGCATACGCTTTCGCTTTTTCTTCGGTTGTCATGCGTCGCCTCCTTTCTCTGCTAACACGAAATATACGTGCTTTTTGTCTGCTCTTTTTTTGTCGTTGCACTTATTTAAAGGGCAAGCATGATGATAGCCGGCATTACGGCCAAAGCAACAATCGTCACAGCTATTTTCAAGCTTATATTCTTTCGCCATAACTTTGTAGCCGTTGACAACGCCAATTCCGCCAATTGGGATTTCATGATTCTTTTTCATTCTCTTCGATATTTGGGTCTTTTAGAGGGCATGTTCCCGTCTTTTCATCATACTGCGGCGCAACCCAAATCAGGGTATCTTCTACCGGTTCTGACCATGGTATGTATCGCTTGCAGTTCTTGCAGATGGCCGGAGCCTTCTCCTTAAAGAAGTTGACTCCGACACAATAGGCATAGTCTTGATTCATTCGCTTTGACTATTTTTGAGTTCTTTAATCAGTGCATCAGCGCAGGAGACTGCATACTTGGCTGCATCTTTGCTAAATGAGCCCTTTGATACCTCCGCTCCCATCACCTCTTTTGCTATCTCATAGCGGCGCTGCTCCCAATCGGGTTCTCGTTGGTCTCGAATCTTGCGATTGATGGATAGTATTGCATCCATCGTGCGTTGTTCTATTACTGTCATTTTTGTGGATTATTGGTTTGACTTGTGATTAGTACCAGAAAAGGACTACAAAATCATTACGCTGGTCGCTCAATGCAATCCATTTGGCGATAATGGCAATGACTTGATTGGCACTCTCCTCTATGTCGTAGAGTTTTGCCCATTTCTCAAAATCCTCTTTATCCGAGGCGATTTTGGCGATGAGGTCTCCGAGTTCGGCGCGTGGCACTTCAAGCCGTTCCGAACACTCTACATCCTCACCCTCCCATATTAGGCCGGGGCAGTTCTCGGCAAGCATACGATTGATAGCCTCTGACTTTCCATTGAAGTTATCATACAAACGACGTTTTACCTGATAGATTTCGGCTACATGGATTCTGTATCCCATATTATTTCGGTTTATTGGTTTGACTTTGTTATCTCTTTGATGAAGTCGAGAGTCCGGCGGTTGATATATCCCTGCCAGCATCCCATTGACTTTGCCCAGTGGAATCCGTTTCGTTTCAACTGTATTCGCGTTTCCACATCCGGGACGCCGGAAAAATAAACTCTCACCCGATTCTCAGAATAGCATTCTTCGATTGTGATGTCTCCGACGCTGTATTCTTTATCCTCCTTTGATGCCAGACTCTCAGCCTTTGCAAGCTGCTTTTTGGCGGCATTGATTTTGGCATTGTTATTGGTGAGAGTGTAGCCGGGGAATATAAGGTTTTCCCGGACTATCCGCGTTGCTTTGGCCTCAGAGACACCAAGAGTAACTATCGCGTCAATCTTTTCGATATGCGTCAATTTGGAGTTTCGCAGAATCTTGTTTGACCCTTTCATCTGCTCCTGAAGAGTGGTGAGCTTGGCAACCTTCTCTTTCAGCCGCTCTATCGCGTCATCATCACCGAGATAGATGTTATCGTTATTTTCAACCGCCTCGGCTTTCTGTCGATAGTAGGCGGCTTTCTCTGACTCGTGAACACTCCGCATCATTGCCCCGTGGGAACACTCCAGGGCGCGGCGGTGGGCTTTCTCGGAGTGATGGCCGACGAGGATAGGCTGACCGAGGGGAATATTCTCAACGGCGGCGCTGCTGGCATTGAAAGCGGCGGTGGCTCTCTTTTCGGCATTCTCGGCGAATTGACGGTAACGCTCCGCCCGGGCCTCTTGTCTCTCTTTCCGTGTCATCTATCTTTGAATTGGAGGATTACCCATGCGTTTTCATAAATCTCGATGTCGTTGATAGCGCAGAGGGTTCGCTTTCCACGACCCTTGTTGACTGCATACCTCACTTCTTTGTCCTGAGGTAGTTTTTGCAACTTGGCTATAAGTTCTTTCACATTCATAGCTGGTGGTTTTATTGGTTTGACTTATGCAATATCTTTCAGCTCTTCATCAAGAGCTCCCCAGAGTTCTTTCAAATCATCGTCGCTGAACTCGGACTCTTCATCAGTTTCCTCGTCGGTGTGGGAGGCGAGGATTTCCGTTACCTTTCCCCAGGCACCTTTGAGGTCATGGCTGGGTGGAGTCCAATAATCGCCTGGGTCGTTGTAGGTCTCAGCACAGCACTCATAGGTTATCTCTATGAGCCATCCGTCGTCATCGTAGCAGAGGTAATTGGTGGCCGGTTCATCGCATCGTCCCCAACCATCCTCATCTTGCTCATAGTAAGACTCTCCGATTTCGTGGTCATTGTTGTGGAGGAGCTCCACGAGGGTAGGAATAAGGGCGTTGAGGTCGGCGATAGTTTTCATTATTGTCTCGGTTATATTGGATTGACTTTTAGTTTGTTATACTGTAAAGTTAGCCAAAAAAAGCGGATTTTGCAATCAGAATGAACACCATTTCACCACCTTAACATTTACTGACGTTTTCCTCTCCGATGATGTGGTCAGCAAGGTTTGACGCTCTATTGGCAAGTACTCTGATATTCATATCTACGATGGGGTCTGGCTCTAACTTGAACCCCCATGTATCCTCAAACTCATAGCACATTGCAGCTATGAGTTTCAACATATCATCCTGCTTGCGACTGACTGGAGCATTGACCTTTTCGGCAATCACTTTATCCATCTTGCGGTCATATTCCTCGGCATAGTCAATCAGCTTATGAATGATTGCAATTAGTTTGGCGCCGTCATGGTCCCTATCTTTCGGAATCTGCCGATTGACAACATTCCCTATGCTACACCACATCTTGAAACGGTCAACATCTACATATTCAAAATATCGCTTTACATAGTTTGAGTATGCTTGAAACGCGGAGCCATAGGATTTGGCGAGGCAGGCGCTGTGCTCTTCGATGCAGAGCTTTATGAGGCGGTTGTGCTTCTTGAACTCGCTGATACGTTTTTCCCGGCAATGATTCACGAACCGGGCAGCATAATCAAGAGCGAGGGCTACAAGCATCTGAGGGATGAAATTCATCTTGACGGCAAGTGATACCCCGAACATATTGTTAGCCTCTTCCGGACTTATCGCCTTTGGGGCCTGGTGGCGCTTGGACGGAATATGTATGCCTAAATCGAATGCCGGACGAATGGGCATTGCGTTCGGATCAATACCCATCTTCGCCAGCATCTCTTTGTCTAATGGTGATAGATTCATGTTATTGGAAAATTAAAGCGGCCCGGACTTTGGATCCGAACCGCCGAACAAGTCGCTTAATGGTTGAGGTACGAGGCTATCGAACAGACCGGGCACCCGAGGCTGCAACGCCTCATACTCTTCTCGGAAGAACTCTTCTTTGGTTCTGCCTCTCTTTTTCCCCTTTCGGGTGTGAACATCATACGTGTATGGAGGTATGGGGATTGGATAATGCCGGGCATCATCAATCCACCGCTCAACATCCACGTCGTTGCGGTCATAGACAAGATTCTGCAAATGGTCTGCATCGCGGCTCTTGCGACACCCGCAAAGGAGTATCACAGCCTTGCTGACAAAGATGCGCCCCTTTGGGTCCTTGGCCGTCTTGTTGACTAATTCGTGCCCTTGCCACAATGCCTCTATCTCGGCAGTAATCAGGCCGTAGCAGTCCTCGGCCGAGATGGTGAACAGACGCTTCCAGACATAATCCCGGTAGTTACTGTGCCAAAGCTCCAGGGCAAAGAATCCGGCAACTCGGGCATCGGCCCGCCGGATTGCTTTCTGCATGGCTGAACTGACCTCAAAGAAATCGTAGCCGTTTATGGTTCTTATTATCATAACTTGCTGCTATTTGATGGTTTACTTTCTGTAAAGTTAGCCAAAAATGACGATATATGCAATCAGATTGAGCACCATTTTAACGCCATTTTTAGCGGATAATCAGCAGGTTAGAATTTGAACTTACAGGATATGTTGTACTCCACGAGCTGCTTTGTCTTGTCTTTGCCGTTGTTGGTTGCGCCTTTGATATTGATGCTGTCCCCAAAATGCTTTTTGATGAACAATATCGAGCGGCGTTCCTCTTCCTGATTGCGGAACGCTGCCAGTCCGCCGGCATTGACAAATGTGCCTTTCTGGGCGAAGTTGTAGCGGAGGTCAGTGAGGATACGGCGCTCTTTGAACTTCATGTAGCACGAAATCCAAAAATCCTCTTTGAGCTTGATTTCTTCATTCCACCAGACATTCTTGTTGTACCTCACTCCATAGGCGCAACCGGTAATCATCTTAGAGAGGGAGTAATACCCCCACTCGTTATACATTACCGGCGATATGGCAGAAGTGAAGCCGAACAGGTGAACATCGAGCAGACACGCCAAATCATACAAGGACTCTATTATGTGGGTTATCTGGTCCGGGTTGCGGATTACTCCAGTCTCTCCCTTCTCGCAAAAGAGGGTCTTGACAACGTGAACATCATCGTCGAGCATCATAAGGTCGCCAAAATGCCGGGCCATCCAATTTCTTTTAGGAATAAGCCCAATCACATCATCGGGATGTGTTACAATCTCGCACTCCGGGTTATACTGGCGGTAGAGGTCTGCCTGGCTCTCGGCCACACAGATGATGGGGTTATTGACAAGTTTCTTGGCGAAAACTCTATCGTGTCGCTTATGCGAGGGTATTACGATTTTGAGGTTACTCATTTTCTCTCGCCCTCCAATGCGACACGGACATCTTTAACGTCGATAACATTGCTCTTGCTCACTTTGCCCGTCTTATATGAGCGCATACGCTGCATACCCAGACGCTCACGGAGCCAGTTGCTGTCAACCTCGTTGCCGGACTGAATGATGAACAGTTCGTGTTTCTCATCATACTTGGGAACGAGGGGATATATGGCTGTATCATCGGAGATAGAGTCAAAACGCTCTTTGAACTCATCCTTTGGCTTTTCCGGGGCGAACTCCACGCCCCAGTCCTGCAACTCGGATTTGTTCCACTCGTTGGTCATCACATCCATGTCGTTCTCTCCGAAGTTCACATTGTCCTTTGTGGCATATTCACGCAACTTCTTCACGTCGGTTTCTGGGTTGAGAATTTTGCAGGGAAGCTCTTTATATCCGAGTTCCTTACAGGCACGCAAGCGCAAGTTGCCGCAAACGACCACATAGCGCCCCTCGGAATAAGGATACACTATCAGTTCACGCAGTTCGAGCATTTCGGGCGATTCTTGAATGCTCCTTTTCATCGCCTCATAGCGATAATCCCGAAAGAACCGGGGATTCTTCGGTAGTCCTTTGAGTTGCCCCTTGTTGAAATCCAAGAGGCCGATTGCTAAAATTGTATTTTCGGTCATTGCTATTTTACATCATCGGGGGTACATCATCAATAATAGCCATTAACGAAACCTACTCATTTTGCCGGGCGTGTCGCTCTGTTGCGTCTCTGAGCAACTGTTCGATGTTCTTGCATCCAATGCGCCGGAGATAGGCTAACGTGGAAATCATAACGTCTGCCGCCGCCTCTTCCTTCTCACTCCATGATTCGATATTGTCGCTTTGGAAACTTGACGACTCAAGCAGCCTGCGCCAGTGTCTGGATATATCATAAAGCAATGGCCGAGCCGATGAGCCGGAGGTTATCCCGCCACTGGCGATAGCTATCTCTTCGCATTGGATAGCGTACTTGTTCAGCGTTATTGCCATTGGTGAAGATTGGGTTTGGTGAATGACTGGGTGTTATCTCTTTCACAATTGTCGGGAGGTGGTCTGATTATTGCCATCATAGCTGATAAGGTTAGTTACGTTTGTGCTTGCGATAGCGATATGTGAATACCACTGCATAGGGAATTGTGATTGCCACGATTATTGCAGCGACAATCCAAAGCGGCGATGTTACCCACAACCATGACCAGGATATGACTCCGGCGAGGCGCAGAGTAAGGAACACCACAAAGACTACGACCGGCAGGCTCAAGCCCGAGGCGGTCTGGCCATCTTCTCGTTTCATAATTATTATAGTTTGTCTTGGAGTTCAGCAGGTATGAGATCCTATTCGTTTTGCTCCCGGCTCTCGTCATCAAGCAGGTCAAACAATGTGGGGGCCTCCTTCTTATGCTCGGCCGCTTTGCAATATTGAGCGCCATCGAGGAAATATACCGGCGAGAGTTCTATGCCCCATCCCTTACGACCTTTGTTTAAAGCGCAATATGGAACGGTCATCAGGCCGCCAAAGGGGTCAAGTACCACATCGCCGGGGTTGCTCATCTGGTCGATAACGCGGTTCACGATGTCGAATTGCAGAGGGCAAAGATGCTGCTCTTTACCTTTGACTGACTGAATGGTGTTGAGGGTGCGCATACGCGCTATGTCGGCCCATACATGGTCAGTCCAACTGCCGGGCTGGAGTAACATAAAGCCCGTCGGGAGTTTCCCGTGCAGTTCCAGTTCTTCGGCAATCTTCACTACATAGTCGTAATCCCATACCTCGTTGAGAGAGTACTTCTTGAAGAAACGGAAGATTGACTTGTGATCCATCTTGGCAATCTCGGCCGGTGTCATCAGCCTGTCGCCCGATGAGCGAGTGTATCCATGTGCGTCCATCTGCCAGCGGGCGCGGCTATACCCGTCGGGGTTATCCCAGGTCCGGGTCTGCTCGTTCCACCACTTTTTATCCTTGACTACCGGAATGTCGGCATAGGCATTGGTGCGGTCTGTGGCAGGCTTACGGAAGATGAGAAGATATTCAGGCATACCGACACCCATCTTTGTGCCGTCCTTGCACTGTTCGGTCCAGCCAAGGCGGTAGGTCTGATTGTTTTCCCGGACCACATCGGTAACGATGGTTTTCATGCCCATGTAGGCAAAGCCGTGTTTTGTGTAGTGTCTGATGCAGTCGCAGTGGAACGGATATACCGTCTGACACCCCATGCCGCTTAATCCCATAGGCACTATGCGGTCTTTGACGTGGATGATGGCCATGCGCCCGGGCTGGAGCACCCGGTAGAGATTAGGCGTGAGGTAGTCCATCTGCTTGAAAAACTCCTCGTTGCTCTCCGAGTGGCCGAAGTCAGCGTAGTTTGGGGAGTATTCGTATTGTGTTGCAAACGGAATGGATGTT